CTGGCAAGCAAGCACAGATCATTGGCGCAGCAGACGTGTATGTCGGAGACTTCGGCCAGGTCAACATTGTTCCGAACCGCTTTATGCGCGATCGTGACGCGTTTGTTCTTAGCCCTGACTACGCAGGCGTTCACTTCCTTCGTCCGTTCCAGCAGACCGAGTTGGCGAAAACGGGCGATGCTGAAAAGCGTCTGTTACTTGCTGAGTACGGCCTTGCCGTATACAACGAGAAAGCACACGGCCTTGCCGCTGACCTTTCGACCTAAGCAGTAACAAAGGGACAGGGAGGGAAACCTCCCTGTTTTTACATGGAAAAACAGTTATTCGAGCATGATCCGTTCCTGGGCCTAACGCGCATTTGGTACTACGACGAGGCGACAGACACAGCGGTGATTGAAACGGTGCAGGATGCCACGCCAATCATTGAGCGCAATAAGACGCTGTTCAATCAAACAGACGAGCGCAAACCCTGGAAAGAAGACGGATTAGGAACCTTAGTTGCCAGCATTCCGATGAATGTGTACGCCGACCTAGCGCACAAAGGCATTACACGGGATCAGACGGCGATGAAAAAGTGGTTGAACGATCCTGAAAACCGACATTTCCGTATACGACCAGGGAGGGTATGAGATGGAGAAACGAATCATTAGTGTGTGCGTCCCGGCAAGGGACGAAGTGCATTCAGACTTTGCGTTTGATTTAGTCAACGCAGTGTCGTTTCATGTGGCGCACAACCCCAATGACATTGTGAATGTCAATATCAGCAAGGGTACTTTGTTAGTTAGCCAGCGCTCCGAGCTGGTGATGACCGCCATGCAAGTCAATGCTGACGTTGTGCTTTTTATTGATAGCGATATGCGCTTTCCGCAGGACACGATCAAGCGAATGCTCGACAGAGATTTACTGGTAGTCGCTGCCAACTGCCCGCGCAGGCGAATGCCAGTGGGGCCGACGGCGGCAAACTACGATCCAGAAACGAATCGTAAGGTTCCTGTTTACACCGGTGAAGAAGACACGGGTGTTGAGCAAGTGGACGCTGTAGGTACGGGCGTCATGATGATTGACACAAACGTGTTTCGCGCCATCGAGCCGCCTTGGTTCGCTACACCATGGGATGTGGCGGCAAACGGCTATATGGGCGAAGACATCTATTTTTGCAAGCTGTTGCGGGATAATGCGATTCCGTTGTATATTGATCATGACCTGTCAAAGCACATTGGTCACATCGGAACCTGGGAATATAAGCATCAGCATACTTGGGCAATCCGTCCGCAAGAAGACGCATACCGCGAAAGCATTGGTCTTAAGACCGAATTGCGTAAAAAGGACGCTGCCTGATGGCCCTATCCACTTACTCGGAACTCAAGACGTCGATTGCCGATTGGCTTAATCGAAGCGATCTAACGTCTGCTATTGCTGACTTTATTACGTTAACCGAGGCCGAGTTCAACCGAACCGTTAGGGTTCGTCAAATGATTACGCGTGCCAACGCGACGATTGATAGCGAGTACACACAGTTGCCATCAGATTTTCTTGAAATGGAAAATCTGGTGCTATTGCTCACCACGCCAACCAAATTGGAGTACCTGAGCGATGAACAGGCTGATGACTACTTTACGCGTTATTTTTCGGCGGCTGGTACGCCGCGTTACTACACGATTGTTGGCGATACGTTTAAGGTTGTGCCATCGCCTGGGACGGATACGACGCAAGCGCAAATGACTTACTACAGCAAGATTGCGGCGCTATCTGACACCAACACATCAAATTGGTTGCTCACCAAGCATCCTGATCTTTATCTTTATGGCGCATTGCTTCAATCAGCGCCATATTTGCAAGACGATAACCGCATTGTTGTATGGAATTCCGCGTATGAGCGCGGTATTACCTCAATGAAGCTAGAGCAAGAACGCGCTAACTACAGCGGCACGACACCACGCGTTCGCGCCAAACCGATGGGATAACTCCATGGCTAATTCATTTTCAGATTACCTTGAAAACAAAGTGCTCGCGCATGTGTTTGGCGGGTCGGCCTACTCGGCTCCGGCAACCATTTATGTTGGTCTTTTTACTGCTGATCCTGGTGAATCAGGGTCAAGCAATGAAGTGTCTGGCAATGGTTATTTGCGCCAATCCATGGCGTTTACCGTTTCCGGGTCTGCCGCCGCAAATACATCAGCCGTTGAGTTTCCTACCGCATCAGGATCTTGGGGAACTATTACACATACGGCACTTTACGACGCTAGCACTTCCGGCAATATGCTTGCCGTTGGTCAACTTACAGCATCCAAATCCATAGGAACCAATGATGTCTTTCGCTTCAACGCAGGCGATTTCGACATCACGCTTGACTGATGAACGGTTACGGCGCTGGCGTCTATGGCATTAACATCTACGGGCAGGCGTCATATCAAGACGCGTCCGTTGCTATTGCCGCACAAAGCGCTGTTAGCACTTCAGGGCAGCGTGTTGGCTTAGGCATAGCGGCAATAATTGCCGCTTCAACGGTACAGGTTGCCGGACAGCGCATTGGCTTAGGCATTACAAGCGTTACGGCGCAAGCCACCTTAAGTGTTGCAGCAAGCCGCGTATCGCAAGGCGCTGTTGCGATTAGCGCAGCATCGGCAACCACGACCGTTGGAACACGCCTTGCGCAGGGCGCAGTAAGCGTTGGCGCAACATCGCAAGTTAGCGCGGCTGCTAACCGTATCGCATCGGGCGCTGTCGCTGTAAGCGCTACAAGTGCGCTCTTGGCCGCAGGCGGTGTGCGCCAATTGGCTCAAGCAGTGATTGCGGCTACTTCAGGCGTTAGCGCAACAGGCGTTGAGAAATGGGAGCCTGTACCAGGCCCAACTGATTCATGGTCAACCGTTACGGTTGATCCAACGTCATGGTCCGACCAATCAGACCCAAGTGACACATGGGTGCCGCAAACCGTTGTGGCGAGCGGTTATACCGTGCAAACCGTTCCATCAAAAACTTGGACGCCACAAGTTTCACCTTTTAGAGAGGCAGCATAATGGCTGATACCACGACAACGAATTTGCAACTGACCAAACCCGAAGTTGTCGCGTCAACTGATTCGTGGGGCGGAAAACTTAACACAAACTTAGATACGATTGACGCTATCTTTAGCGCTTCCGGCACAAGCGTTTCCATGAACGTTGGCAGCGGCAAGACGCTAACGCTTGGCGGGAATATGACCGGATCGGGCACCATCAACGGCGTGTCCATAGGACAGAGCGTTGCGGGTGCGGGATCGTTTACAACACTATCGTCATCAGGCAACACGACGTTCACTAACGCGCCCGTGCTGTCATCCTTAACCGCTTCTCAAGCCGTATTCACCACTGCGGGTAAGGCACTCACAAGCAACGCCATTACGGGTACGGGTAACGTGGTGATGTCGGCTTCACCGACGCTGACGGGAACGATAGCTGGCGCATCTTTACAATTATCATCCTTAACATCAGGCCGTGTAATCTATGCTGGCGCTAGTGGCTTGCTTCAAGACAGCGCAAATCTGCTGTACTCCGGCACTGACCTGACCGTTTACGGCATCACCGTAGGCCGTGGCGCAGGTGCTGTGTCCACCAACACTGCGGTGGGTGCGAGTGCTTTGGCGGCGAACACGACTGGAAGCCGCAATACGGCGGTTGGTATTAGTACGCTTGCATCAAACCAAACTGGCACCAATAACACTGCTGTTGGGCATTATGCTTTGACGGTAAATACCGCATCGGAAAACGCAGCATTTGGAGATAACGCGCTATTCAAAAACACTAGCGGGACAACAAATACGGCTATAGGCGGTTATGGTGTCTTGTTTGAAAACTTAACCGGCAGTTATAACACGGCGGTTGGGAGCCGCGCCCTATACTCCAACACCACCGCCTCCAACAACACTGCTGTTGGGTATCAGGCGGGGTATAACAATACGACTGGCACGGCGAACACTTACATAGGCGAAGGGGCCGGATATACCAACACCGCATCAAGTTACAACACCTTCATTGGCGAGGCTGCGGGCCGCAGTTTCAATACGACCGGAAACTCAGGAAACACCTTTGTTGGTGTAGGCGCTGGATACGGAACAACAACAGGAACCGTAAATACTTTTGTTGGGGCGTGGAATCCCACAACAACGACAGGCTGCGGTCAACTTATTACCACCGGTTCCAAGAACACCATTCTCGGCTCCTACAACGGCAACCAAGGTGGCCTCGACATCCGCACTGCGTCAAATTATGTTGTTCTCAGTGATGGGGATGGGAATCCACGGCAAACCATGCCGTCAACAGGCGCTGTGCAATACGACGGCCTAACAAACGGTAGAGGTAGTTTTTCTTGGGGCAACGTCTCCTCTATTGCCCAAGATTTAGCCACACTGTTTCCCAATTTAACTTTCTCCAGTTATGGCATTAGTGTTGAGTTGCAAGTGATAACGCAGTCAACGTCTACACAGGCAACGTCGGAAATCATTCATGGACTGCGCCGTCCTGACGGAACGTGGACGTTTTCTTCCGTTAACGCAATTACAAGCGGTGGAACCACTATCACAGCAAGCGCATCTTCTACTACGCTTACATTGACATTTGGCGCAGGAGGCCAATTTGGTCGTTGCGTGGTTAATATTATTACTCAGGCATAAAGGATAGAACATGGCGACATTTACTTGGCAGATTATCTCAATGCCTGCGTACAGCCAAATTAACGGTGAGACCGATGTCGTGTTCCAAGTAAATTGGAAATGCGAAGGCACAGAAGACAAGTTGGGCGCAGTGACCGTTGGTTCTGTTCCTGTTACCTACACCGCTGGCTCTCCCTTCACCCCCTATGATCAACTCACTCAAGAGCAAGTCTGGGGGTGGATTAACCCAAGCATTGACCGCCCTGAGATAGAGGCCAATCTTCAGGCCATGATTGACGAGCAGAAAAACCCACCCGTTGTAACACCGCCTTTACCTTGGACACAAGGAGTATTAGCATGACCACCTTCACCACCACCATTCAATCGATGTACACCTTAGACACCCCTGATCCTGGATGCGTTGTCAACGTCCTTTGGGAAGTACAAGGGGTAGACGGTCAATACACCGCATCCATCGGCGGGAATACGCAGTTCAACTCCGCTGACCAGCAAGGGGCATTCATACCCTATGCAAGCCTCACGCCAGAGATTGTGCTTGGCTGGATTCCCCAGAACCAGATTGACAGCGCACAGGCCTGCGTGCAGGGCCAGATTGACTCGATGATCACGCCTCCCGTTTCCCCGCAAAACACACCACTTCCTTGGGCGGCTTAAAGATGAAGTCATTTACGTTTACGCTTGATGCGCAGCACGCGCAAATGCTTATCAACATTGTTGGAAGTATGCCAACGCACTCTGGCGCATATCCACTTTTTGAATTGCTTAAAAGTCAAG